AGCTAATCTGCGTAACAAGTTGGTTAATGTTGCGTCCGTTACCTGCGATGTACTTGATGTAGCTCTCGAACGGGTGCACATTGCCCTCACCCTTACCAAAGATAGAAGTAGCAGGAAGCGTTAATTGATACACGTCACCAGACATATCGCCTTCAAGCGTCACAGCAATACGGCGTTGATAGCGGCAAGCACGGCTGTTACCCTCACCGGAACCGGCGATGTTCTGTGGGCATGTTGCACAGTTGCTTGACTGCTTATCTTCCACTGCGGAATCAGGAGCCATACCGTCGTTCGCCCAACATGTTGGGGGCACAATCTCAGTTGGGTTGTACTTACCTGCGTAGTAGATACGCGATACGTTCTTTGCGGCGTTGACAATAATCACGTTCAACTCACGACCAGTTACCTTGCCAACCTCTTCGCCGCCAACAACTTTGCGGAACACGCCGCCACGGATAGAGATGCGCTTGCTTGAACCTGTGACGTTACCTGCAAGGGATTTAGTTAATTCGTTGACGCCGCCTTTAAGAAAGTCAGGAACGTCTTGCTTGAAAATGGACATGTTACTCATTGCTCTCACCTGTTTTGAGGAATTGTAGAAATACTACTGCTGTAGTTGTAATTAACTGCGCTCGGGAAGCTGCACGGGATAACTCCGTAGAGTCAGGATTCTCGTCTGGCCACAAATGCCCCGATGCTTCTACTGCTTCATGCAGAGCGGCGTTACGCAGTTGTAACTCCAGCCCTAACTCTTGCTGATAAATTCTTTGTTGTGCGGCGATGGCTGCTTGTGCCTCAGGGCTAATACCCGGGGGCTGTTTTGGTATATCCATGGTTAACTCCGTTTAACTACTATTGTGTATTTACTATCCGACCACAACCCCGGGGGCAGTAAGTCAGGATTCTCTTCTAGGAACTGCTTCATGTTTGTCTGATGCAAACGCTGTTCCAACAACCCGTACGCATCGTGTTCTTTAATGAACTGATACAACGAGTCCCAGTCATTCGTTGCGTACCGTGTATGTACTTTACGAATTATGGTTCCTTCATTCGTACGCATGCTCGAGACATCTAACGCTTTACAAATCTCAAGCATCTCAGCGGACAAAGCTTCTAATTGTTCATTGAACTCCGCAATTTCTGTCTTGTGGCGTTCTGCCGCTTCTTCTTTGGCTGTACGAATCTTAATGTAAATCTTTGCTATCTCTTCGGCTGATACTTTTTCGGACACTTCTTGCTCCTTGGAAAGGGTAGGGTACTACTTTACCACAGCTTTATACTTTGTCAAGAACTTTCTTCGAGCTCGTGACGATATAAATCAATTATTTTTTCATGGTTGTTTATGTTGTTGCTCAGCATACGGTACAGCCTAGCTTCAACGTCACTACCTCTGATGTGCACAACAGTCATTGCGTTCTTCTGTCCCGGTCTATTGATACGAGCGTTGGCTTGCAGGTACGTCTCGACTGACATCACGGGAGCATACCAAATAACAGTGTTAGCTGCGGTAAGGGTTAACCCGTGGGATGCGGCTTGTGGTTGAATGATAAGCACTTTAATTCTGTCGGTTGTTTGGAAGTCGTCCACTATACTACTACGCCGATTGACAGGAACCGCGCCGTTAATAACCTCGCATGCAATTTTGTTGTTCGTTAGGTAGGCGTTAAGAAGTTCGATGGTGTGGGTAAAGGGTACAAATATCAATACCTTATGCGAACTTTCTTCCACGACTTCGAGAATCACCTGTAGCCTATTGGATACATCGAACTCTACAATGTCTTTAGTATCCGTATACACCGCACCGCCGGATATCTGAAGCAACTTGTTGATGCTAGTGGCAGCATTTGCCGAACTGATTTCTTCTCCTGCCGCTTCCATAATCATGTTATCTTTCAATATCTTATAAAACTTCTTCTGCTGTGGAGTGAGCGGCGCATCACGCTCAACATACGTTACCTCAGGTAAGTCCAAGCACTGGTCTTTCTCAAAGCGTATCGCCGGTTGCAACACAGAATGCACGGTGTCCTGTGCGTTAGGCTTAGGTATCCACCTGTACATCCCGACCTTTAACATAACTTGGTCACGGAACTGCCCAAAGAAAGGGGCAACACCTTTAGGGTTAACAAGCTTGGCAAGTCCGAACGCATCAACGGGAGACTGAGCCGCCGGTGTACCGGTAAGCATCCATAACCCTTTGATTTTCTTATTCAAATCACGCAGTACCTTCCACCGCTCGGTTGTCGGGTTCTTGTATGCCGATGCTTCGTCTACCACAATCAGGTCAAAACCGGCATTAAGTACTTCATCCTTGACAATCGCAAGCCCATCAAAATTAATTATCACGAACTCTGCGTCGCCGTTAATAATCTTCGCCCGCTTCTTACGGTCACCATAGGCGATGTCACATGTGCGATGCACGGCGAACTTAAACAAATCGTTCTGCCATGCCGACTTCATAATGGATAGTGGGCACACCACTAGCACCCTACGTAGTAAGCCTACGCTCATCAAATAGTCCGCAGCCCATATCACAGAGGCAGTTTTTCCTGTGCCTTGCTCGTTAAAGCAAAAGGCTTTAGGTCTTTCTGCTAGGAATTGTGCTGTTACTTTCTGATGTGCAAACGGCTTGAACTGTCCCGGCCAGTTGTAATCATTCATTTTTTAGTTCGTTCTCTCTTGCTAACCTCGGATACCAAGTTACGTTTTGCATCCCGCTTAAACGAACGATTAGCACCAGCATCTTCAACACGCAGCCCGTCTTTAATTGAGCCGCCCTTGTCGATGGCTTTGACGTGTGCAACGTCTTTACCATCTCCCTTTTTTACCTTCCCGTTCTTCATCATCGTTGCCCGTGCCTTGTTGCGCTCGGTGCGTTTCTTAATCTGCTCTTCACTCCCCTGATAGGAGGCGTATTCTTGCTTGTAATTTCTATCTTCTTTGTTCTTGTACGGCATAGCTATCCTTTGTTGTGAACGCAGGTCTTGACAGGGCAAAACTTGCACAGAGGCCCTGAGATTGGGTTCCATACCTTATTTTCGACTGCCGCTTCCAAGCGGTCAAGCTCAGGTTTCATTACATCTAGGTACTTGTGACGCATTACTCTGTCATGTTCCTTGCGTACAAACTCGTTACTTACTACGAATGCTAAGGCTGACTTTATCTCCAACACTCCGGGGAAATGCAGGAAAGTCGCCGCCGCCAACAGGTCAAGCTGTTTAGTATCCGCATACTTGGCATTCTTGCTAGTCTTGTAGTCAACCAACCAAGCTATCCCACCATCGACAATTAGCAAGTCAGCAATGCCATGCCACCAGTAGTTGGGGGCGTCAAACTTGCAAGCTATAAATTTACCCTTGTGTATGGCTATGCCCATCTCAATCTCACAGAACTTCTTACCCGGTATCTTGTTAAGTGCATCCAGTATGGGAACCATGTACTGAAACTGCTTAGGTATAGGAGTACCGTCCCGTATGTAGTCTTCCGCCGCTTTGTGCACCAGCTTGCCGTAGTTCGCAGCCTCGCCGCCCTCGTTCTCCACATCCTTGGCAATCTTTAGATGGAAGTATTTCTTCGGGCATTGCTGAAACGTCTTTAGGCTACTGTACGACCATTGAACCGTCATTTCAGTATCTCCACGTCAGCTTGCGTTTCTATCATAATTGTTTTCATTTCTTCAGCACCTCGAGCAACTTCTCAATGTAGTGCTGCCCCTTGGCAATCTCCTGAGGACTTGCATCCTTACTACCCATACGCATGATGTACTTAAGCGCACCACCCCTGTAGTAGCCAATCTGTTGTTCGAGAGGCCAAGTATCAACGACATCCCACGGCTCTATACCCATCTTCTTGTAGTGTGTGCCACCTTCCTGCCGGTCACTTGCAGTCGGTTCAATAAATACACCTGCTGCTCTTCGGCTAGCCGTATTAGATTCGTCAATCACATCTTGTAGAGTGGCGTTCAGGGGTGCGTACGCTGCTTTCATTTTTTCGTTGCCTTCTTTGCGGGTTTTGCTTCCTGCTCTTTCTTTATTCCGTATGCGGTGTGTATCATATTGGAGTACTCATCCATAACGTGCTCGAATTTGGCTTGATATAGCTCAGCAATAGCATGGATGATTGGCGACTGTAGCTTCTCGTTGACCATCTGCAGGTCATCAACCACGTTCCAACACTTCATCATCGACTGCTCCCACTCCAACATCGAACTGAAGAAGGGGTTTTTCAATAGTAGTAAATCTACATCCACAATCTTTGCACTTTCTTTTTCTTTCAACATAATATTTTCCATCGTTAGGGTCAAAAAAATTACGGGTTTCAAGTACTTCTGTCTTACCATCTTTACAGCTTGCACATATCATGTTACTTAGCCGCTATGTACAAACCTACATTGCCCAACGCATACCCGAGAAAGGCAATGCCTAACCCCGTCTGCCCCTTGAACAACAAATCACCTGCAACTCCTAAATATACTACGCCAATTATTGCTATAAGCCATGAACTCATTGGTCAGCCCTCATATACCATGTGTTTAAAATCTTCTTTAGATGCTCAACAGATTCCCCTGTCTTTCTAAACATGCCTGACTTGGTAATCTGCTGAATCTCCGTTACTGTTACGCCGTTATCGGTATCACCCGTAATTACTAGTACCACGTTACATGAATGCTTTGCTAGGTTGACGAGCATTATC